AAAAGAATCAAAGCCGAAGAAGGAAGTATCAGATCTACCAGAAAGCTATGATTATGGATATGATGAAGGCTTCGACCAATTAGTTAAGTCATATGCAAGCGTTGAGCCTGAAAAGAAAAACTTTTCTCAAGATGATATAGGTAATGCAGAGAGATTAGTTGATAAGTTTGGTAAAACAATACGATACTGCTTTACCTTCAAAAGTTGGTTCATATGGGATATAAACAAATGGAGAATTGACACCAAAGGATCTATATTTGAGATGGCCAGACAGACTGCCAGGGGCATTATTCAAGAAGCATTTAGTGCACCTGAAGAAAAGAGAGACGGTCTTTTAAGACATGCCAGGCAGAGCTGTAATTCGAAAAACTTAGATGCCATGATTAAACAAGCAAGAAGTCTTCCCAGTATTCCAGTGGATGCTACCGAATTTGATTTAAACAACTGGAACTTTGCTGTTAAGAATGGAACTATTAATTTAAAAACTGGGAAGATAAAGGACCATGATAGCAAAGATTTAATAACCAAGATATCAAATATTGAATATGATCCTAATGCAAAAGCCCCAACATGGCAGAAATATTTAGAGAAGATATTCAACAATGACATAGAGCTTATTAACTTTATACAAAGAGCCGTGGGTTATAGTCTCACTGGGGAAACAACTGAACAATGCTTTTTCATGTGTCATGGTACAGGATCCAATGGCAAGTCAACCTTGTTTAATGTCATTAGTGATGTTTTAGGGGATTGTGCCAGGACTGCCGACATGGATATATTTACAGAAAGAAGAGGCAATCAAAACATAGCAAACGAAGTTGCTATGCTACAAGGCTCCAGGCTTGTAACTACTGTTGAAACAAATGACAGTGTAAAACTAAATGAAGCCCTGGTTAAGAAGCTCACAGGAAGCGATATTATCGTGGCCAAGAGATTATATGCAGATCCATTTGAGTACAAGCCAATTTTCAAAATATGGATGGCGGTAAATCACTTACCAATCATTAGAGGGACGGACATAGGCATATGGAGACGTGTTAGGCTAATACCTTTCAATGTACATATAACTGATGCTGAGAAGGATGTAAAGCTTCCTGAGAAGCTAAAAGTTGAGTATCCTGGTATATTAAAATGGGCCATAGAAGGCTGTTTAGAATGGCAGAAGCAAGGATTAAATCCTCCTAGTGTTGTGTTAACTGCAACCAATGACTATAAAGAAGATCAGGATTTATTTGCTGATTTTATAAATACATGTTGTGTAATAAATGAGACCATAAGTACTTCAAGCCAGCAACTATATAACTGTTATGAAAACTGGTGTACATTGTCAAACTATAAGCCTCTTTCATCAAAAAGATTCGTTGCAGCAATGAGAGAAAAAGGGTTTATTCAACAGATTACAAGAAGCAGAAAGTATATATGGGTAGGCATTGGTATTGCAGTAGGTGAAGAAGATGGAGAGGCATTCAATGATAAGTTTTGGGAGAGGTAAAAAATCAAAAGTGGTGTACATGGTGTACATTGGTGTAGCATTTTTCATAACTTTTCTATTTCTATTTTTATAAGGAGACTTTATATATTTACTACACCATCTACACCAAATATAAATAAAACATAAATAGAATATAGAAAAATCAATGCTTTAGAGGTGGTGAATGAAAATAATGAATCTTCACCAAAAAGCAGAAAGGGAGGGTTGTATGACAAAGAATAAAGTAAATGATTCAGAACAAAGGTTAATAGATATAGCAAAGATAGCAGCAAGTGAAGTTTTAAAAGAATATACTAAAGAGCAGGATCGAAAAGACCGTAATTATTGGTTCGGCAGAACAAAGCTGCTTCTTGAAAATTATGATGATTTAAAGAATCATATTGCAAAAGCAAAAGATTGTGCAATGGATGTAATTCATTCCAAGAATGATGTGGACTTAGAAGGTGCAGATCCTTACTTCGAAAACGAATATGATATGGACATGCTTGAATCAGCACCGGATATATTTATAAGTTCAATAAAGAGAAATAAAGTTGCGACAATTGTAATCATGTCTCATATAGATACTAATTTGAAGCTACTCTCCATAAAGGCATCCAAGGAAGATAATTATGAAAAGTATAGATTGATGAAACAGGTATACTTCCATTATGAAGAGTTCTCAAATGTATCAGATCAGTTCCATATAAGCGAAGCAACTGCAAGAAGATGGGCAAATGAAATGATAAGACAATTAAGCGTTCTAATGTTTGGTATATCAGGGATACAGTTCCGTTAGCTGCTTGACAAATCATTGCAATAAAGATGATTTTACAATGATTTCTTAGCATTATATAATAGTAATATCGAAAACTATATAGATGATAAACAACGAAAAGCTCGCTTTGATTGGCGGGCTTTTTATTTTGGAGGTGATTATCCTTGGGAGATATAAAAGTAAGGATTGGAATTAATGCTGATAATAAAATAACTTTTATGGAACCACTTGATCGTGTTGCAGGTAAAGCTGTGAAAATATTGATTGCTAGGGTAAGGCTAGTCACTGATGAAGAAAGACCTGAGAATATAGAGAAGCTAATGAAAGAAGGACATGTATATAAGAGAGTTGGCAGAAGAGTTAGAGAGGTAAGATAATGTTAAAGAGCTGTAGTTACTGTGGTCATGTACATGATAGTAAACATAATTGTGGTAAAAAACCCATCAGACAGAAGCAAGGTAACAACAAGGACAGATTTAGATGGACACAAGCATGGCAAAAGAAACGTGAAGAGATAAAGCAAAGAGATAACTACTTATGCCAGGTGTGTATTAGAAAGTTATATGACACTTACAACCAATATACATATGATGACTTGGAAGTGCATCATGCGGTACCACTTGAAGAAGACTTTGATAAGAGGTTAGATAATGATAATTTAATTACTATATGCGAACGTCATCATGAGATGGCTGAGAGCGAAGAGATACCAAGAGATGTTATATTAAGCATAATAAACGATCAAGAAGGTAAGGACATCCCCCCAGGGGGTCAATAGTGGATTTTTAGAACTCTCCAACACCACGTATCCATATCTGTGAATAAAATATTCCCACATCAGGTTTTAGTTTGAATTTGAAAGGGGTTGATATCGATGCCGACACCAACAAAGCCATTCACCGTATTGACAAACGAGAAAAAATCACACCGAACAAAAGCTGAATTAGATCAGCGTAAAAAAGGAGAAGAAGCGCTTTCTACCGGTACGGCATTGAGAGAACGTCCTGAGGTTAGAAGCAATACAGTAGCACATAAAGAATTTTTAAGGTTGAATAAACTCTTGAAGGGCATAGAAAAAAATGATGCTATATATGAGCCGGTAATAAATCGCTACTGTATGTTACAAGCTGAGTGTTTTGATTTCGAAGATAAAAGAGAAAGTTTTTATCAGGATATTCAGGAGTTGACGACTGACAAAGAAAAACTAATTGACAGTGAAGAAATATCACTAAGTGCATACTACAAGATGAAGAATAATATGCAGGCAACTATAATCAATCTTGACAAGCAAGTTCAAGCGAAGCGTAAAATGTTACTTGACATAGAAAAAGAAAATATAATGACCATTGCAGCGGCATTAAGGAGTATATCTAAAAAGGTTGACCAGGATGAAAATCCACTGTTAAAGGCTTTGAGAGATTAATGATTAAAGAAAGTAAGGCTTATATATATGCTCAATGGTGTTTAGAAAAAGGTAATTGGAAAGTACCGAGGTATGTCCAGCTACAGGCACGGGAATGGATTGATATAGCAGATGGCAGTAATCCAGAAGCATACATAGACGAAAAAGCATTCTCAAAAGTAAATAAATTACTTAAACTTATGGTTCATCCGGATTTACTTTGTCCGATGGATGAGGGGTTAGAGGATTACGCTTGGCTGCTCATTGTTGCAGTGCTTTGTACAAAGCTTAAAAATGATGAAAATAAAGATATAAGGTATTATATAACCGCTGTATTGGAGATATGTCGTAAAAATTTCAAGACATTCAATGCCGCGGTTATTTTTATACTCCTGATGATGACAGATCCCCAATTCAGCAGATTTTTCTCAGTAGCACCGGATTTGAAATTATCAAAGGAACTACAGTTGGCATTAAGGAAAATTATAAAAGTAAGTCCGGCTTTAGTGGATAATAATGCTTTTAAAATACTCCGAAGTGAAATAAGGTGCCTTATCACAGACAGCGAGTACACTCCACTTGCTTACAGTGAGGATAAGATGGATGGTAAGCTTGCCAACGCGTTCCTGGCTGATGAAGCGGGGGCAATGGATAGTTATCCTATTGAGGCAATGCGCTCATCTCAGATTACATTATTTAATAAGCTTGGGATTATAATTTCAACTCAATATCCGAATGACAACAACGGAATGATTGATGAGATTGATATCTCTAAGAAAACATTAGACGGTTTACGAGATAGTAAAAGACGTTTCTCACTTTTATATGAGCCAGACGATGAACTTATGAAGGATGATAAATGGAAAACAGATGATTTGGTTATTTATCAGAGTAATCCTGTAGCAGTAGCACATGATTATATTTTTTATGCTATTAAGGAAATGCGCGACGATGCTGTTGAGTATGAGAATAAGCGTGAAAATTATCTCTGTAAGCATAACAACATAAAGTACAAAGGCCTTGGAGTTGAGGGTTATATAGAGGTCAGCAAAGTACAAGAATGTGTTATTGAAGAAAATTTAAGTTTTTGGAGAGGAAAAAGAGTTTGGCTTGGTTTGGACTTATCACAATCAGATGATAACACAGCGTTAGCAATGGTAACAGAATATGATGGGAAAATATATGCAAAGGTATTTAGCTTTATTCCAAAAGATAAAATAGCTTCCAAATCTAAGAAAGAAGATGTTGATTATAACAGATTAATAACGCAAAGAATTTGTTTTGCTTGTGGAGATGAGGTTATAGACTATGCCTTTGTAGAGTCATTTATTATTGGAGATAAAGAACACAATGTTCTGGGACTTGAAGAAAAATACGGAGTCGAAATAGTGCAAATCGGTTATGACAGATGGAACGCTATCAGCTCTGTTCAAAAGTTTGAAGCAGCCGGTTATGAATGTGTGGAAATTAAGCAGCATAGTTCGGTACTACATATGCCCACGAAGCTGTTAAGAGAAATGATACTAAAGAAATTGTTTAGATATGATAAAAACAGACTGTTAGAAATCAATTTTCAGAATGCTAAATGTACAGAAGATACAAATAAAAATAAATATGTTAATAAGAAAAAAAGTAGTGGCAAGGTTGACGAGGTTGTAGCGTTAATCAATGCCACTTATTTATTGGAGCAGGAAATGTTGTTTGGAACTGATGATTTCACAGTTCAAGTAATATAAGAAGGTGGTGAGGGTATAAATGGGATGGTTTAATCGGAAAGAACAAAGGGCAGATGAAGACACGACAACAACTCCGCCTGTAGATGATGTGTTACTACAAGCATTACTTGGTAGGTCTGCTATAACAAAGTCGGAAGCTTTAAATATTCCAAGTGTACAGAGCTGCATAAACTTTGTAGCTGATACAGTATCCATGTTACCAATCAAACTGTATCAAGAGAAAGATGGAAAGGCCGAAGAAATTAAAGGAGACAAAAGAATAAGGCTTCTCAACGATGATACAGGAGATACATTAGATGCAGTGCAATTTTGGAGAGCGTTAGTATCTGACTATTATTTAGGTAAGGGTGGATATGCATATATTAAGAAAGACCAAAATGAATTTATCAGCTTACATTATGTTGATGAAATCAATGTATCAATTAACAAAAACGCTAATCCAATATTCAAAGACTATGACTTGTTAGTCTATGGTCAAACGTATAGGCCATATGATTTTATTAAGCTTCTTAGAAATACAAAAGATGGAGCTGAAGGCACAAGTATCACAGAGGAAAACGGTTTAATGCTGAGCGTGGTATATAATTCCTTGGTTTATGAAGAAAATTTAGTGTTAAAGGGTGGCAATAAAAAAGGATTTTTGAAATCACCTAAGACACTTGCAAAAGAGGCTATGGATGCATTAAAAATCGCCTTTAAAAATCTTTATAGTAACAATAGTGAGAATGTAGTTATCCTGAATGCTGGCATTGAATTCCAGGAAGCATCTAATACTTCTGTGGAAATGCAGCTGAATGAAAATAAGAAAACTAATTCTGCAGAGATCTGCAAGCTGATTAACATTCCAGTGAACATAATAGAAGGTACAGCATCACCTAAAGAATATACAAATGGCTTTAAAACGGGTGTTATGCCAGTATTAAAAATAATTGAATGTGCATTAAATAGGGATTTACTTCTTGAAAAAGAGAAGGGATCCTTTTATTTTGCCTTTGATACAAAAGAAATGTTAAAAGGTGATATCAAAGAAAGATTTGAAGCCTATAGAACTGGTATTGATGCTAACTTTTTACAAATCGATGAAGTTCGCTTCATGGAAGACTTGCCATCATTAGGACTGAAGTGGATTAAGTTAGGCTTAGATTCTGTTCTCTATGATGTGGAGACAAAGACAATCTATACGCCTAACACGAATCAAACCAATAAAATTGATAAACCGAAAGGGGCTGAGGGAAACGAAAGCGGAAATCAGAGCTGATGGACTACATATTAGTGGATACGTTAATGTACCAGGAAGAGAAAGCAGACCAGTTCTTACTCGGCATGGGAAAGTGGTTGAAGTAATTGAACAGAGAGCCTTTCAAAGGGCGATTGATAAGTCAGATAACATCGACTTAAAACTTGATCACGAGAGAGTCATAGCATCTACATCCAAAGGCAATTTAAAAGTTTATGAGGATGCAGTTGGATTAAGAGCTGAAGCAGTTATCACAGACGAAGAGACAATTCAAGGAGCGAGAGGCAAGAAGCTAAAGGGTTGGAGTTTTAACATGATGAATGTTAAAGATGAATTGGAGGAAAGAGCCGGGAAGCTCCCGTTAAGGAGGGTAAAGGACTTCATTATGACGGAGATTACACTTGCCCTAAGAAAAAATCCAGTATATTCGTCCACATCAATTGAGTTAAGAGCAGATGAAGAAATGGAAATTGAAGTTAGAACAGAAGACACAGAGATATCCGTTAATGATATGGTTGAAACACCTAAAAAAACTATTGATTACACAGAGTTTGAAAATAGAATCCAAAGAATGAAAGGGGAAGGGATATAATATGCTAAAGAAACTAAATGAATTAAGAAACGACAAGGTAACCGAATTGCAGGCAATCATGAACAGCGCAAAGGCAGAAGAGAGAGCAATGAGCGCTGAAGAAATGGCGAAGTTTACTGCACTTGAAGCAGAAATCGCCAACATTGATGCAACAATCAAGGCGGAGGAAAGGGCAAGAGATCTAACCCTCAATGTTGTTACTGATGACAAAAAGAAAGAAATCGCGATTGAAGTAGCGGAGGAAAGAGCCTTTGATAATTATGTAAGAGGCGAAATTGCGGAAAATAGAGCAGATATTAACCTTGAAAAGGCTGCTAATGGAGCAGTTATTCCTAAGACGATCGCAAAGAAAATCATTGAAACAGTTAAGGAATTATCTCCAATCTATGCATTGGCTACAAAATATAATGTAAAAGGTGAATTAACATTCCCAGTTTATGATGAGGCAACACAAAAAATTACCTGCGCATATGCAAATGAATTTACTACTTTATCGTCAACAAGCGGAAAGTTTACAAGCGTTTCATTAACTGGCTTCTTGGCTGGCGCATTATCTAAAGTATCTCAATCATTAGTAAACAATAGCGATTTTAACCTTGTCTCATTCGTAATTCAGAAGATGGCAGAGGCTATTTCGCTATTTTTAGAAAAAGAATTGCTTGTCGGTACCACTAATAAAATGACTGGTATCTTATCATCTTCGTTAGGGGAAACTGCAGCCGCTGCAACAGCTGTTATCGTTGACGAATTGATTGATTTACAAATGACGGTGCCTGAAATCTTCCAGGCTAAAGCAGTTTGGATTATGAACAAGGCTACTTTTAAGGCTATTAGAAAGTTAAAGTATGAGGATGGTACTTTTATACTTAACAAGGATCTAACAATGAAATTCGGTTGGGAATTACTCGGTAAGCCTGTGTACGTTTCTGAGAATATGCCTACAATGGCAATTAGTGCAAAAGCTATTGCTTACGGAGATATGAGTGGGCTGTATGTCAAGTTAGTTGAAGATGTAGCAATCCAAGTATTGCGTGAAAAATATGCTGATGAACACGCGCTTGGAGTGGTTGGCTGGATTGAAGCGGATAGCAAGATCATTGAGCCACAGAAAATCGCAGTTTTAACAATGGCTGCTGCTTAATTGGGGGTAGTGCATGAAGATTAAGGCGCTAGTGAGTTTCTCTGGTGCTTTTTCTATGTACAAAGGGGAGGTTAGGGAGTGTAGCGATAAAGCTATACTCCGAGACCTTTTAAAAGCCAAATATGTAGAAGAGGTAAAGGCAGAGAAGTCAAAAAAGGATGTGAAAGCTGATGGTAGTAAGTGAGATAACCAATAAAGAATTAGCTGATTACTTAAGGCTTGAATACACCGATTTAACAGATCAAGAAAAGATAGACTTAAATACATTGCTTGGAGTAGGAAAAGCCTATATTTTGTCTTACACAGGACTTACTGATACGGAAGTTGATACACATGAAGACTTTATCATTGTAGTCTATATCTTAGTACAAGATATGTACGATAATCGCACACTTTATGTTGAAAAAAACAATCTCAATAAAGTAGTTGATACCATTTTAGGTATGCACTCTGTTAATTTGTTGTAAGGAGGTTTATTTATGGCAAGAGAATTTAATCCTGGTAGCTTTAGACATAAAATAGAATTCTTGCAGCGGACTCTTGGGCGTGATGATTACGGCGAGCTTATTGATACATGGCTAGTATTTAAGAGTGTTAAAGCTAGTAAGGAACCATTACTGGGCAACGAGTTTTTTACGGCATTAACTACCGAAAACAAGGTTGAAGTTAAGTTTAACACTAGGTATATTTCTGGTATCAATAATGAAATGCGTATTCAGCATGTAACTGAGATATATGAGATTTTGTCAGCTATCGATGTTAAATCAATGCATAAAGAGTTATTATGCTATTGTAAATTGGTGGTGTAAATATGGCTAGGTCTAAATTTCAAGTCGAAGGAATGTTTAAGCTGCTTAAAGATTTAGAAAAGCTTGGTAAAATACCACAAAAGCACGTAACGGCTTCTGCTAGAAAAGGCATGAATATAGCTTACAAACAATCTAAAGCAAACGCCCCATATGACACAGGACAGCTTAAAAAAGGTATTAAATTAGCAGGTGAAAAGTCTGAGACAAAAGGTAAGAAGGTTTACAGAGTGGTATTTGACCGCTCTATGAATGATGTATTTCAAAAGAAAAATGCAAGCGGTAAAGTGACAGGCTATTATCCAGTGTCGCAGGAATATGGATATTTCACTAAGAATGGGCGCTACATACCTGGCTTTAGATTTATTAGCGATAGTTTAAATGATAATGTCGGCAAAATAAGCAAAGTCATAGTTGATACAATGAAAAAGAAAATAGATGTGGAAATAGGAAAGGCGGGGTTGCGGTAATGGAAAGAGCATTGAAATATGAATTAGAAGCACATATACCGGAGCTGGTTGATTCTGTATATCCCACCAACGCGCCTGAGGGAGCAACAAAGCCTTATTTAGTATATGCAAAGATAAATACTCGGAAGACTAAAACACTTGAAGGATACACAAATAAGCAAGCTTTAAGCTATATGTTTTCTGCTATGGCCACAAGATATAATGACATGAAATCTATCGTAAAAAAGGTAGAGGATTTATTAATATCTTTACCTAGAACAAGTATAGGAAGTTTAAAAAATATCTATGTAGAAGATCTGGATATTAACAATATAGATGAGACATGGGAGCCTGAATTAAAGATGAACAGAGGGATTATAGATTTTACAATTTATTATTAGAAAGAGAGGAATCAGGTATGGCTAAAAGAGCATTAGGCACAAAACTTAATATAGGAGCAACTACACTTGTGGCAGTAGGTGGTTTAACAAGTATCGGTGGTATAGAAATATCTGCAGATACTATTGATGTAACTACACTGGATTCTGAGGACGGGTACAGAGAATTTATAGCAGGCTTTAAAGATGCAGGGGAGGTATCCCTAGAAGGTTATTTAGATGCTACTACTGGCAATGGACAAAAAGAGTTGTATGACTTGCTAGAAAGTGGAATAGTAGAGGATTTTGCGATAGTGTTTCCAATTGCAACCAAGACTTCGTGGGAATTCAAAGGTATAGTAACTAAATTTAGCACAGGAGCAGATTTAGAGGATCCATTGGCATTCTCCTCAACAATTAAAGTTTCTGGTAAGCCAACATTAACAGTAACGGTATAATAATAAATTTACAAAAGGCTAGGATTAATTTCTTAGCCTTTTCAATTAAATTTTAGGAGGAAGATATATGTTTTATCCAATTCAATTAGATAAGATGCGTAATTTTAAATATGGAATGAAAGCTATTAGTACACTTGAAAAGAAATTAAAAAAGCCAATTGGTCAAATAGACATGAGCGATTTAACAATGGAAGACTCTGCAACTTTAATTTGGGCCGGATTGGTACACGAAGACAAAGATTTAACGCCTGATAGAGTAATGGACTTAATAGATGATCACTCGGATATAGCTACGGCATTAAATGCTATGGGTGAAGCTTTTCAAGGCGCGTTTGGAGCAAAAAATGAAGAATTACCGGCAGGGGTGAAACAACGCTCAATTGATTTATTGAACGGCAAAATTGAAGGTGACGAAACAAAAAACGAGTAGAAGGTAGCGAGGAAGAAGAATTTAGCATTATAGGTGCTATGGAGCTTGCTACCTTTATTGGTATTACAATATCTGAATTTTGGGAAATAACTCCTTTTGAACTTAATGTAGTTGCTAAAAGCTATTCAAAAAGAAAAGAACTTGAAGCTGAAGAATATGGAATTAAGCTTAAAAACGAACAAAAATTGTTAACTATCCAAGCATATCAACTATCTAGGTGGGTATGGGCTAAGAAGTTAGATATTAAGAAAATACTAAAAGACTTAGAACCTAAAAAAGAAATGACCGATGATCAAATGCTTGAGAATGTCAAAGTATTAAACATGTTATTTGGTGGGGAGGTGAAAACAGTTGACTAAAAGTAATTTTATAGTACGTGGTGGAGCTGACTTTAGTGGCATAACAAAAGCTATGAATAAAACACAAGGACAATTAAAAAGTTTTCAAAGTGGAATAGCTAAATCTATGAAAATGGTTGTTGTTGCACTAAGCACTATAGCAATAGGAAGTTTAATAAAAGATTCTACCAAAATGGCTATGGGTGTAGAAAGCGCAATGGATAATATAAGCCGAAACATGGGCAATTCTGCAATGGCTTTTAATAATTGGGCTCAAACCCAATCCAAAGCGTTAGGAATGGCGAGAGCGGATGCTTATAAGTATGGCTCAACCTTCTCCAATTTGTTAGGAAGTTTTTCCACAAGTTCTGAACAGACAGCATCTGAAACAAAAAAACTAATGCAAGCCGCAGCAGTAATTTCTAGCAAGACCGGAAGGACTTACGAAGATACAGCCAATAGAATTAGATCAGGCATGTTGGGTAGCACTGAAGCAATTGAGGATCTTGGTATTTACACTCAAGTCTCTATGCTTGAGAGTACCGAATCATTTAAAAAATTTGCTAACGGTAAATCATGGGCGCAATTAGACTTTCAATTACAGCAACAAATCAGACTAGCAGCTATATTAGAACAGAGTTATAAAAGGTATGGTGATACTCTGGCAGATACTACACAGACTAGACAAGCTCAGTTTTTGGCAAGTCTTAAAAACATACAATTAAACTTAGGGCAGGCATTTTTGCCTATTTATAATGTTGTACTTCCAGCACTTACGGCATTGGGAAACAAGATTGAGGCGGTGACTAGCATATTCTCTCAATTTACGCAGGCTTTATTTGGCAAAGCAACAGTTACCGCGGTAAAGGAAACCGAAGACCAAGCCGATGCCATGACCGGTCTAGGCGACTCAACTGAAAAAGCAGGAAAACAGGCAAAAGGCGCTTTGGCTGGATTTGATGAAATAAATGCACTGTCTGACAACAGCGGCGGATCGGGATCAAGTATGGGAGTAACGCCTACAGTAACTACTACTGAGCAGGAAGCAATAGGCAATGACATAACAGTTAGTCCTAAAATACAACAGATGGTAGATGGTTTTAAAACGATGTTTGAACCAGTTACAACCGCACTTGAAAATCTTAAAACCGCATCAGAGCCGCTAATTAATACGATAAGCGATGCTCTTAAAAGTTTTTATGACAATGTTCTTGTGCCATTTGGAAACTGGGCAATAGGAGATGCACTCCCTGCTTTTTTAAATTTATTAGCAGGAGCTCTTAAGGTGCTAAACCCACTTGTAGAATCTTTCAAACCTTTGGTGAAGTTTTTGTGGGATGAGTTCTTAAAACCTATAGCCTCATGGACTGGTGGGGTAATTGTAGCGGTGATTGAGGAACTAGCAGGTGCGTTGACTAGGGTTGGAGATTGGATGTCTAAAAACAAACCAATTATAGAAGGTGTAACAACAGCCACAGTAGCTTTCTTTATAGCTTGGAAACTTGCAGAGGTTATGGCTTTTATACAGATGAGCGGGGGTTTAATTAAAGCTATTAAGGGTATAACTTTGGCAATTAAGGCAGGAACCCTTGCTAAGATAGCAGACAAGTTTGAAACTGTGGCATTAACTCTTATGTATGCTAAGGATTTTGTTGCTTCAATTCTTGCTGGCACAGCAGCTTTGCTAAAACAGGGAGCTCAATGGATTATACATACAGCACTCGTAGTCGCTGAGACCATAGCACAATGGGCAATGATAGCAGCAACAGCTGCTTGGAATATAGTTTGTGGGATTGCTACAGGATTAACGTGGGCTTTTGGTGCAGCAGTAGCATTCTTGACATCTCCAATAGGTCTTGTGATATTGGCAATTACCGCTGTGATAGCAATAGTTGTACTGTTAGTAAAACACTGGGATGAAGTCAAAGCAGCAGGAGTTGAGGCATGGACAGATATAAAATTAGGCTGGTCGGAAGCGGCTACATGGTTTGATGCAACAATCATTCAACCAGTAAAACTAGCATTTAGTACTTTTTGGAGTTGGCTGTCTTCAGTAGGAGCTACAACTTGGATGAATATTAAAACAACTTGGAGTGTAGTAACCACATGGTTCAAAACAAGCATAACTACACCGTTGACTACAACATTTGACACGTTTTGGACAGGGATAAATACTTCTGCTTCTACAACGTGGACAGGTATAAAATCTGTGTGGTCAAGCGTGAAAAACTGGTTTGATACAACAGTTATAGCTCCCATTAAGACATCTTTTACAGGACTCTGGAACTCTATAATTGATGGTATGAATACTGTTATTAAAGGTTTAAATAAAATAAAAATTGATATTCCGGATTGGGTACCGGGTTTTGGTGGCGAAGCATGGGGTATTAAAATACCTACAATACCAAAGCTTGCAAAAGGCGGCATAACCAATGGTCCAATGTTAGCCACGATAGGAGATAACCCAGGAGGAAGAGAAGTAGTATCGCCATTAGATGATCTAGTAGGAATTATCAAATCAGCACTTACAGAAGCACTTTTAAATACAAATACAAATTCAAACTCAAATAATAACTATAGTGGCCCTGATACACTGATCTTAAAGGTTGGAGAAACAGAACTTGGAAGAGTAGCAATAAAATCTATTAACACAGTCCAGCGACAAACTGGAATACGATTAATAACAGTTTAAGGGGGTATGTAGATGCTAATAAAAATAGATAATGTTGGGATTCCTATATACCCGATTGAATTTACAGTTACAACAATGGATCTAGACAGTGATTCATCCGTTAGAAGCGCTGACGGAACACTGAACAGAGATAGAATTGCAGTAAAAAGGCAAATAGAGATGTCATGGAATGCACTTAGTTGGGCAAACATATCAGCGCTATTAAAAGCTATGAGTAGTACATTCTTTGATTTATACTATCCTGATCCTTATGAAGGAATCTATATGACAAAGACTTTTTATGTAGGTAATAGACCAGCTCCGGTGGCAATACCAAAAGGTGATGAGATCATATGGTCAGGGTTAAAAGTCACTTTGACTGAAAAGTAGGTGAGGATCTATGTACGTAATCTCTGATTTGTTCAAGAGTTACTTGAAAAGTCCTGGAAGAGAATTTGATGTCAAAGTTGTTGTGAATGATACAACGACGTTTGATAAAAGTTCAATAGTAGAGTTTGACATTGAGGAAAGCGTTATAAATAGCGACGAGTTTGTGTTAGGTGCGGTTGTCTCTTCTAGACTTAATTTGAGTTTGAAAACCATAGCTCAAATCCCACAGAACGCTAAAATTCAGCCCTGCCTTAGGATGAATGGGGCTTCTGGGTATACCGATTGGTTGCCTCTGAAGACATTTTATGTTGATTCCAGGGTGAGTGAAGATGGAGCGTGGAGATTTGTATGTTACGATAAATTGATTCTAGCCCAAAAATCTTATACAACAAGTCTACTATTCCCAACAGCTATGCAAAACGTTTTAAACGAGATTGCTATTGTATATCTTGGGGTTGAAGTATCCTCTACACTCATTATTGATCCCTCATATGTTGTTAAAGTAAAGCCAGAAGGATTCACATTTAGGGATGTCTTGAGCTTTATAGGGATATCACATGCTTCTGCAATAAAAATCAACAAGGATGGTAAACTTGACTTTGTATATTTCGCTGTAAGAACTGTCAGAGACACCATAACACCTTCAGACTATATAAACTGCAAAACTACTAACCCTCAAAAAAATTACACTAAACTGGCAGCAAACTATGGTTCTGACATTGAAGAAAGTACCATAGGAGAAGGTGAGGTGGACAATACCTTATTTTTCTACAACCCTTTTCTTACAGAAGATATGTTAACAAAACTATTCACTGCTTTAAATGGATTCAACTATATGCCTATCTCAATGGACTGGAAAGGTAAACCCAACTTAGAGGTGGGTGACTTCA